CATTCCTGCTGAACCGCTCTTCCGATCTTGAATGTCGGACTGGCTAAAGGTGCCTTTAATCCCAACGCAGCATTTACTGCTTTGTTCTGAATAGCATTCGTACTTGTAGAACTAAGTGCAGAATCTACAATGACTTTGGTTGCCCCCGCTGCGATTCCATCCAGTTTATTCTTCAATTCTGTGGTGAAATCATTGCTGGTAAGTACCTTTCCCTCTTCCTTCGTTACTTTTTCACCCAACATTTCCTTGATTTTAGTCAAAACATATAACATTATTGTTTCGCCTGCATATTTCTTACTCATCGCTTTTCCTCCTAATTAAACACACTGTTCATCATTGATATAATATCCTCTAAGGTCATTTCATCTTCTACACCTATTGCTCCAATCTCTTCCGGCTGGTACTCTGGCTTTTTCTCCTGCTTCGCCCATTCCGGCACTGTAGGATCCTTTTCTTCCATATTTCCTTTAATAACCTTTCCATTCAACATTGGGAGATTATCCAATAGATTATAGTCTCTGATTCCCTCTTTACGCTCCACAACGACATTTTCAATTGTTACATCTGCTTCCACATCGTCATTTGAGATTTCAATATATACTTCCATCATCCGCCACCTCATCATCCAGAGCCTTCACCACTTCGTCATCCAGTGCATCTTTCACTAACGAGCTGAATATATCAGATCTCAGTACCTTATATCTCTGTTCACTGCCATCCTTAACTATAATTTTCAGCTGGCACAACATCTCTCTTCCAGCCACCAAGCGGTATGTTTCCTCCTGAGATAAATTCACCCTCACCACATTATCTTCAATTGAGGCTCCCTTTTTGATAAGTACATCCCCTTGCCTGACTAACATAACTACGTCTACAATATCCAGATCAGGCAGTTCCTTTATTCTTGCTGTTATCGTTGGTGTTGTTCCTCTTCTCATGGCGTTACCTCATCCACTTCTGCGTCCGTGAGTTCCTTGATATCATCGATCTGCATCTGAAGATTTCCTGCCACATTTCCAGAAAGAACGTCTTTAAGCGTTGCAAACCATTCTGTAAACTCTGCTTTTTCCTGATTCTGCCAGTTAACCGTACTTTCCACAAATGACTTATAGAAATCTTCCAATTTTACATAAAGAGTCGTTGAATCAAACTCTGCAAAGGGAGTTGCCATGCCACATACTGCATTATTTAATCTTGTGTCTGTGATATTGGTCTGATTGATTGATATCACTCCTGCTGCCACTGCAATCTCTGCAACAATGTAATCTTTGTGTTCTGCATCCCTTCTGATCTCCGGTGCAACCGGATTTACTGCCGGAGTTCCTTCTCTGTATTCATAATGGATTTCCCGATCATCCTTATCCCAGGTAATTGATACACGATCAATTCTCGATAATACAGCGTCTGCCACAGGAACCGTAATTGTTATATCCTTCGTACTCTGATAACGATACCCATCAATAATTGCTCCTCCGGCTTTCATGGTTAATGTCATATCACCGTTGGCCAGTACCTGCAGATTCGTAGATTCTTTCATAAAAACTCCAGAATAGACCAATTCCCTGAAGTATCTGGCGAAATCATCCGCAAGATAGGTGCGATCATACCTTCCATCTACCATGTGTGCATCAAAGGGAAACGATTTTTCACATGCTAATGCCATTTTGCTCCTCCTTCTAATATTGTGCTTTAATTAAAGATATCAGTGTTGGAACATCATCCCCAAAGGTGACTACCACACTGGACTCTTTCTTCGAAAAACCCTTCTGAATACCCTTTACCTGTGTATTCAGTATGATGCCCCATTTATCATCCACGCAGGTAACCATGTCCCCAAGTTCAAAGAACATGGACTTGTTTATATTGATCTTATTGGAAAAACATTCCGCCATTGCATAGGATGCCAGTTTCTCATTTCCTTTGGTTTTCAGTTGTTCCAGGTATTCCTGATCGGTAATATCTCTGTCACTGATGGAAGATCCGTTATAAAACATTTCATACCGGTCGATCCCCTTCCCTGCACCAACCGTCTGCATAATACGTTCTTCATCTTCACCCTTACCACCAATCAGACATACATTTTTATAATTCTTTGCATTCTTTTCATAATTCTGGGTACTTACGTTTCCGAAGTCCCTTGAAAAGATACATGGTTCCACTGTTCCCTGTGTCCGGTCCTTCCCCATATAGGTTTCAAAGTAAAAAAGCCGCTCCTTCATATCAAGTCGCAGCCGATATCCTATTCCTGAAGTTTTTGAAAGATCTGTCAATGCAGTAAGCAGGTTATCATAGGATATCTGCTTTTCTATGGAATCCAGATTAAAATTATGAATCTCTCCTAACCGGATCAGTGACATCTTGCGATCCTCATCATCCGGAGCAATAACCTGATCCAATACCATTTGTCTCATCATCAGCTCCGGAGTCCCTGTCATTACCATTTTTCCCCATATAATTCTCTGTGACAGATATCTGGAAGCCATATATCCTTGCACCTGAATGGTTTCATTTCCTTTTGCATCTGTTTTCATAATTTTGTATGTAATGATTCCCGGTTCTATTTCATCCGTTTTATACAAAATATTTCCAATCTGAAGCATTCGGTTTAATTTTTCAGTAAAGACAAAAGTAGCCTTAAAGGATCCTGGCTCATGGAATTTCGTTTCCCATATAACAGCTTCATACACCTTAAAAGAGTCAATTATATTAATTTCCGGATCTAAAATATAAAATTCCATTGCTATACCCCCGGATATCTCTTTTTATAATAAATTTTCACTGACAACAGGGACTCTCCCTCCTGTGCTCCATACCTTAAAAGGTTATCTCCCGGCTCCAGTTCAAGAAACGTGTAGCCTCCACCGGCAATATCAATATATCCCATAAAGTTTTCCGTCACTCCAAGCCGGTTTCTTATGATTGATCTGTCCTCACCAGTTTTTATACGAATTTCATCGCCATCTACCATAGTTGTATTGATCTGAATAAATTTCCGTGTTTTTACATCAAATAGCATTGGATTTTTCAACGTTCCATGCGCTATAAAGGCGATTTCCATTCCGATTTTCACCGGAGAATCATTATGTATGGTTGCTATTAATACCGGGTTCTTATAACCGAATATGACACCTTCCTCCGGAATACTGAGAGGAAAATGAAAATCCCCGATATAATCTGCAATGTTGTGGACGGATTCTGTTTCATCCGTCCAGTACGGATCAGGGGCTTCCAGTTTTACCTCATATTCCTGCACCGTAGACACATCTGTAAATTTAAACCTCGGGCTTTTCGTAACAACAGCCTTTAGAATACGCCTTTGTCCACCATAATAATGATTAATCGTGATTTCATCCTGTGGTACAAATAAATAGAGCAAATCGTTACGAATTGTCTGCATCTGATAGGTTGTTTCTGCCTGTATCTGTCCTTTCAGTGTCAGATCTCTGCTTACCACATAGGTATTCACCAATGTTTCGCCAACCTGAGCATACCCCTGTGAAGTCACGACTTTGGCTTCCACACGATCTCCACCCTCTATGGAATTGAACCATAACGGTTTTCTTGTAAGTTCTAAGGTTTTTCTGCTGTTTGAGACAATTACTATTCTATCCGTTACCATTCTTCTGCTGCCTCCTTCTGCGATTCCCTGAACTTCCTTGTGGTTTCAATCACATCATCCGTCTCACTGTAAATATTCACCACCTGATCAATGTTATACTGTTTTCCGTACCCTTCTGACTTTTGATCTTCCGTTACGGAGTATTCCCCTCTCATATCTGGAGTAGTCTGTATCTGCTGCGTCATATTTCTTACCGCGTCCAACGCAAGATAGGCTTTTTCACTTACTCCCATTGCAAAGCCCTCAGGAATTCCATATCCAATACGCTTAAATACCTTCGATGGAGAGTTGATCTCTAATGCAGATCTGGTTGCACTTTCTACTGCCTGTGCCAGTTTCTGTGCTGCTGCCACTGCCGTAGGAATACTTGCTTCAATACCTGCTGCCAATCCCTGCCCGATTTCCTGTCCGATAGGTTTGAACTTCTCGGAAGATAACTGTTCTTCAATCGGACTCTTAATGCCAGTACATAACTCATTTACTGTAGTATTTAATGTGATTCTCTTTTCATTATCATTAATACCATCCGTAATTCCCTGCACCACTGCTTTACCAGTGTCCTTGGTCTTTACAGAACTATTAGCAGCTCCTTCTCCCTCCGCTCCAACGCATCCGGTAGATGTGTTGATAGCATCAATCACGCCATCTCCAACTTCGGTACTCTTGTTTATGGCTTCTTCCATCATGCCATCCTGTCCGTCTATCATTCCCTGGACAGTCTGCTGACCGACATTTTCACCGGATGCATAAAAGTTCTCTGCTTCTTCATCAATGGCCGTTGATGCCATTAGAATTTTTTCTCTTGTCTCTGTATCCAGCCTTTCCCATTCCGAAGAAGCCATCAGTTCATTCACCAGCTGATTGGGAATCTGCTGTATCGTTTCTGCTGAATCCTCCACGGCTCCTGCAGAAGCTTCAATCGCTGCGGCTACTTTTTCACGTATCTCTGGACTCATTCTCTCCCATTCCAAAGAGCCTGTAAAAGAATCCACCAATCCTTTTGCGGTTTTATCCCCGCCACCTTCTTCTGCCGCCACCCAGGATCCATCTACCCATCTTTGTGATGCATTTACTCCTGCGGTATAATACTCTTCTGCCAGACGCGCTGCAGTCTCATCCGACAACTCCAATGCATCCGAAAACATTTCACCTGCAGATTCCAGTTCAGGTCCGGTCATATCCATGAATGCCTGAACATATCCTGCGCCTTCCGGTCCCATATTGGCCAGTTTGGCAAGCAGACCATCATCAATACCTCTGGCCGCAAGTGTGTCCATATTATCAGCCCAGTTCTGCATTGCATCCAACTGATCCTGTAAATTGGTTAAAATTTCTTCCTTCGATACGGATGCTGCTTCGGCTACGGCATCAAAAGAATTGACCTGACTTTCCAGAGCCTTTTGTAATGATTCCGTTTCTTTCTGTAACTGCTCATCTACCTCTCCCAGAGAATCCGCATATTCTTCACAGGATCCGGATGCATCACTCATGGACTGCGCCTGTTCATCAATCACTCCAATGTTTTCATCCATGTACTGCCGCAAAAGATCCTGCTGCTCACACAGATCGGCATTGCTCTGTACCAGTTCATCGTTTTCCTGAAGTAAAACCAGCTGATCTGTCGTGACTTTTGAAAGGATCTCCTGATGTCTCTCCAGCGCTTCTGACTCCTGTTCGGTCAATTCCACCTTCATCATCAATCCATCAATGTAATCCTGATTGGCATGAGCTGCCATCAGAGTATCATCATTAACTTCTTTCCGGATCTCCATCAACTTGATTTCATTGTCGATCTTCTGATCTTCCAGCTCATTAATTTTTTCAAGCACACTCTCTAATTGTGCCTGTTTCAGCTGTGTATCAATATAGGTTTCCCAGGATTCTGACGCCTGCAATACCTTTCCGGTCTGCTGATCTACAGAAAGATTCAGCCCCTCAAATGATGTATTTAATTTATCTACAATCTCTTTTACACGTCTTTTTTCTTCCGCTGAGAGCTGTTCCTTGGAATTCAGGTCTACCAGTTCATCTTTTAATCCAGTGATATATTGCCGTTCTGCTTCAAACCCGCTCCGGAGTGTCTGTGCACTGTTGGCCAGTGTCTGAGACTTGCTTTCCAACCGGTCTGCGCTATTAGCCAGATCCTCTACTTCTGGTGAAATATCCTTAATTGTACCTACAAACTTCGTCACCTCAACCGTACAGAATGCCAGTGCTGCTGCCAGCATCCCAATGGGATTAAGGCTTAATGCTGCCGTGAACCCTTCTGTTGCAATCGTGGAAGCCATTACTGCTGCCTCATAAGCCAGATATCCTGCAACAGCTCCCTTCAGTACATTTGCAATAGTATCTCCATTCTCGATCACCCACGACACGCCATCAATCATTCCCGGAAGAGCCTCTGTTGCTGTTTTGATAAACTCTTCTGCAAGTTCGTCCACATCTTCTGCTAAGCGGTTTAATGATATACCCAGATCCCCATCGGAAATCTGGTCTTCCAACATACTGATCGCATCTGTCGCACTATCAACCGATGTTTTCATCGTATCATCAAACACATCATAGGCAGCGATCCCAAGTCCTTCCAAAGCAGACTTCATAATCGTAATCTTGCCCTTAAGATTATCCTGCATGGTTGCTGCCATCTTCTCTGCTGCTCCATCACAGGAACGAAGAGACGCTGCATAATCATTAAAGGATTGTCCTGCTGCCTTTGCCTGCTCTGATACTCCCGCCATGATTGTCTGAAGATTGGAATAATGATTCTGTCCGAGAATACTCTTGGCAAGATTCGCCTGCTCCTTATCCGTAAGGTTGTCCCAGACGTCTCCCATTTCATTTAATATCAATGACAATTTACGGATATTTCCACGACTGTCATAGACCTGCACACCATACTTTTCCAGTTCCTGGTTACACTGTTTCGTATTAGTTGCCAGTCTGGTCATAATAGCACTAAGCGCAGTTCCTGCTTCACCACCTTTAATACCGGCATTCGCCATCGTTGCCAGCACAGCAGTAACATCCTCAACCTCATATCCTAAGGAGTGTGCTGTTGCTGCACAGTTTTTATAGGACTCTCCCAGTAATTCTACCGTAGTATTGGATGTAGACATGGCCTCTGCCATCATATCTGCAAAATGTCCGGCATCCTGCGCTTCTAAACCAAATGCCGTAAGATAGTCAGTTACAATGTCTGACGCCTGCGCAAGATCCATGTTCGCCGCTGCTGCCAGATTTAAAACCGGCTGGATACCCTCAAGCATCTGCTTTGTATTCCATCCGGCCAGTGCCATATAAGAAAATGCGTCTGCTGCCTCTGATGCGGAATATCTCGTAACCGCGCCCATCTGTCTTGCTTTCGCAGTAAGCTCTTCCAGATCACTTCTGGTAGCTTTGGATAAGGCTGCCACATTACTCATGGATGCTTCAAATGTGGATCCCACATCAACCGCATAGGTGGCTGCTTCTTTTAATCCGTCTGCCAGTTTCTGTATTCCTGCCTTAATTACATCAGCTGCAAGATTCGCTTTCAGCACATCACCAAACAGATTGACTTTATCTGAAGCCTCACTTACCTCATTACCGAACTCATCAATGGACTTCGCCGTATTATCGTAGGAAGACCTGGCTTCCCGGATATATGTTTCATTTTCCTGCATACTCGCATTGATCGTTGCAAGTTCGGTATCTGCCTTATTGATTTCCGTCTGATAATTGGTAATGCGGTTATTGAGATTTTCCAGTGCCGTCTTCTGTTTTTCATATGCACGATTACTGTCCGTCAAAGCCTGTTCGTACTCAGACAGTTCCTTAGAGCCTTCCTCGTATAACCCTTTGGCTTCTTCCAGTTTTTGAGCAGCTTCTTCCCTCGCCCTGGAAAGGCTTAAGAGTTTCTGCTCCTCCTGCTCGTAGACACGAATAGACGCTTCCTGTACCTTTTGATACAGTTCTTTCTTATGAGTCACCTCTTCTGCAATCTTACTATAGGCTTCCTGTTTCCTTGTAAGTACTTCCAGGGAATTCTGATTTTTAGCAAATTGCGCAGTCAGTAAAGCCAGCTCACTCTTATACTGATTGGTTGTATTTTTACATGCAGTCAGGGAAGAACGGAACTCTTTTTCCCCATCTACAACGATCTTTGCGCCAATTTTCTTCTTGTCGCTCATATTTTTACTCCTTAAAGATCCAATATGGATGTCCGCTTTTCAGGCAACACATAGATTTTCTTTTCGATCATCATGTTGTATCGTTCCTGATAGGCATATAACATCTGATTAAAATATCCCAGTCTCAGCATCCCAATTTCATGGTTACTAAGACCAAAAATCACGCCATTTGCCCGTAACCTCCAAAACTGTATGGGTTCATCTTCGAAACCCTTCTTTACTTCTTCACAGATCTGGAGGTCTTCACGTTTTTTTGCTCTAAACAGCGGACAAATTCTTCGTGAAGCTGTGCTGCCACAGTTTCACGGTCAAACTGCATGTCCAAGACAGCCATATTGACATCAATATCCGGCACCGGATCCCCCTGCGCTAAAGCAAACTCTTTTCCCTCCTGCGTCATCGTTTTAATTCCGATCCGAATAGCTTTTAATGACGGTTCTGTAAGTCTGAAATCTGGGACTTCCTTTCCCTCCTCATCGATCCTGGTCTTGATCCGTCCATTTTCGTCCCGCTGGAATTCAAGCCCCAACAACTTTCTTTCAAATGCCGGTAAGGATCCGAACTCATCCTGTACCGCTTCGCAGACATTAATGTCACAGCGGATCGGATACTTCTTTCCCTGAAGGATAATTGTATTTAAGTTTTCAAACATAATTCATTCTCCCAATGAAAAAGAGAGTATGCAGTATCTACCACATACTCTCCCTTATTTTTGTTGCACCGGTGCAACTACTCTGTGATATTCAGCGTAGTCTTAATGAAGTTTTCCGCTTCAAGCTCTGTATCAAACACATTGGTGCTCTTCCACTGTGTATCATCCAGTGCAGTAATCGATCCTTCAATTGAAGGAGTCTTAAAGGTGATGTTTTCACCCTTAGTCTCATATTCCATTGCTGCTTCCGTGAACTTCGACTTGTATACAACAATCGCCACATACTGTTTCTCACCATCCAGCATTTCTTCCATGCAGAAGCCAACACCGACATAGTTCGCGTTATCCCCCGTCTTATATTTTACGGTCTTTCCATCCTCTGACACTTCATGTGAGAATACAACTCCCTGTGCCTCCTTCGGAAGCCGATCTGTACCCAACTTGATGGTTCCGTCCTTGAACTCCCTGGCATATTCGGAAAGAATATTATCAGCATAAAGCTTTGCTTCGTTGTAGTTTGGCGTGACATTCACGGCGATTGCTTTACCACACTTAAATCCATTTTCATATACCGGAGTGGTTACTCCACCCGTAGTTGTCTGTGACTTTAACTTTGCAATATAAGGTTTTGCTAATCCAATATAAGCCATCTTTTTATTCCTCCTGTCTTCCTTCTAACCACGAGACAGAAAAGATGGTCTGTCTCGTATTCTCTGTTCCTGTTAACTCATCACCCAGAAAACTCCGGATAGATGAAACAATAAATCCAGCTTTTTCCAGTGTGTTGCGTATGATCTTCTTTGTTTGCAGATAATCAAATTCTTTCGGTGAAAACAACTGGATCTGGAGATCTGTTTCATCTGCCAGAACCTCATTATCTCCATGAAATGCAGGACGTTCATCTTCATAGGTAAAAATGATGTATATCTCACTTTTCCCATCATCGTTCCGGTCCTGATCCACGGATAACCCCGTTGCATTTCCCAAAAGATCTATGATCCGTTCATTCAGTGTCATAACGAATCCACCTTTCTGTCAAATGTGTCCTGCAGAATCTTATGTACCTCATTCTCCGCAGCATTACGGGCCGGCACAATAAATGGCTGTGCAGGACGTCCTTTGTATCCGTATTCCTTCCAGATCGCCTTCAATGCGTTACTTACCGGATAAGTCCTAAGTGCATTGACGCTCTTTCCACTCTTCCGGTGGAATTTCTTCACCTTGGAATATCCACGCGGTCCCACATTAACGATCACAGCTCCATCTCTGGTCCTTTTTACTCTGGACGCTTTAATGGAATCAATCATTTCGGAATCACCCTCATGCTGTATGCTGGCTCTTGCCGACTTTTTCATTGCAGCTTCCAGTACGGGAGCAGCTTCCTTTACTCCCTCCTCAGCAATTTCATAGAAGTTAAGATTAAAGAGGCTCTCAAAATCATCCTCATAACATGACATCTGCGCCATTACTCAACCTCCTCACAGGAGATTTCCATGGAATCAATACTTTTACAGTAGGTGCGTCCGATTCTATATTCGGTACCTTCATAAATCACCCTAGATGGCCGGTATGTTTTGTCATCCTTGGCAATACATCCCATCTGATAATCCTCCGGGTGAACGTCAAAGATCTGGGAGGTTTTCACACCTGCCCGCAACGCATCATAATATTCCGTCCTTCCTACCGATTTGACCTCTGCAAATATTTCATTTTCCTGGCATTCTTCTCCAGTCTCAAAGCCGTTCCGGTTCCTAGTTCTTCCGGTAACTGTAATTAATTTAATCAGCTCGTTTCTCACGATATTCACCATCCAGACTTAAGGCATCCCGAAGACCTTCATAGCTCCTGCGATATTGCTCACCTTTGCTCTGAAAGTCCTCTTCTGCCTTCACGTATAATTCCAATGCTTTATAAAGCAATGCATCCTCCCGGAGTTCACCATTCACATTCAATGCCACAATCCCCACTCTTCGCAGATCAAGCGCTCCTGCTTCAATGTCTGCCTGAATTGTACCATCCAGTTTCTCATTCTTTATCCGAATTGAGTCCTTCACCTGTTTCAGTAACTTTTCCGGTATTTTCATCACTGCTCACCACTTTCTTTCTGGAAACGGCTTTTCTTGACTGGGCTGCCGTCTCATTCGTTACTTTTTTTTTACCATCATGACAACCATAGAATTCAGATCTACCGGCTTACCGTCTGCAAGCATAACCGCTTTTTTGATCTGATCATCGTTATCATGGTCTTCATATTCCTTCATGCCGATCCGCATGTTGGTGTTCAGCATATAATCCGCAAAATTGAACATTACTGCAAACTTGGTATCTGCAGATACTGTAGCCGGGAATGCAGGCACATACTCTGTAAAGTTAACCTTTCTTCCAAGGATGGTGTACTCCGGTTTTCCTGCAATTCCCATGGATACTCTGGCAATAGGCTGTCCATTACTGTCCTTCAAGCCAAGAAACTTAGTAAAGAAAGTCTTCTTGCGCATATACCACTCAGTACCATTGCTGTATTCATCCGGAAGAGCTGCTTCTGCAGCAAGGAAATCATCATAAGTCGGATCAGAACCTTCTGCAATTTCAATGGTCTGTCCTACAGGAGTCTCCTTGGTAAGAATGCCCTCCGGCATATTTCCGGTATTTCCTGTTCCGTTGAATGATGCAGACTCGATTGCCTTTACAATTGCATCTGCAATATTCTTAGCCAGTGTAGCTTCGAAGATTTCCAGCGTCACATTATCCACTGCAATAGAGCACGCTACAACGCAGCGTAATTTGTAATAGGAAAACGTAATGGATCCTAATGTTTTCTTCTGTTTGTCAGAAGTTCCTCTTTCCGAGGTCCATGTAGCTACTGGCTTTGCTGTTGAAGTCGGAATGCTTACACCGCCCTTGTAAAAGGTCTTCGTCATCTTGGCATAAATACCACCGACCGTTTCCAGCTTCTCAATAATCTTATTGAGAATCGTATTCGGAATCACGGCCCCTACATCTGTTGATGTAGTTACTTCATCCTGATTGCTCATTTTGATCGGTGTACCATTCATAACATAATTCATGAACTGGTTTCTGTACTCCAACTGATCATCCTGCTGATTTACGATCACATTTACTGCCCCTTCTACGCCAACATCAGATAAAGGTGGCTTTACTGCCCCTTTCATTGCTTCCACAGCTGCTTTTCGTTCCTTGAATTCATCAAACTGCTTGTCCAGATCTTCCACTTCCTTAACCGCAGCATTATAATCCTCGGTTTTCCCCTCATTCATGGCTGTTTCAGCCTTATCAATGAGCGCGTCTCTCTGTGCTTTGTACTCTTCGTAATTCTTAAACATTGTTTGCTTCTCCTTTCAGCTTTAAAATTGTTAAGTTTTGCTGCATCCTCCGTCTATCCTTCTCCCCCTGATCCGGATTCATAAATGCTGCTCTCACCTTTTGTTTCACCTCGTTGCTCAGCACCATAGCAACGGAGTTGTGATATGTAATCGGAGTATCAAAATCATCAAAAACCCCGTTATCACCAATAATCTCATCCACAAAGCCGTATTTCTTTGCTTTTTCTGCATCCATCCAGGTCTCTTCATTCATCAGACTTAATAATTCTTCATTTGTCATGCCGGTTTTCAGCCGGTATACATTGGAAATGGCTTTATTTGCCACTTTCAGAGTATCCGATGCATGATCCATATCCCGGTAATCGCCTCTTGCGGCACAGGATACATTGTGAATCATGTATTGAATCCCCGGATTTGCCTGAACCACATTGGCTGCGCAGGAAATTACGGTTGCAATGGATGCACAGATTCCCGTAATCACAACGGTTGTCTTACCCTGATAGGAATGAATCAGATCATAAATCTCATTTCCTGAAAACACATCCCCACCACCGGAATTGATCTTAATCACGACATCATCACCTGCTGCCTCATCCAGCTCTTTCGCAATATCATTAGGACTGGTAGCATCATACCCCAACCATTCATAGATCCACTTATCATCATTTGATACAATGGTTCCCTTGATATTTATAATTTTCATGAGTTACCTCCCGTCGTTCTCTCTTCCGTATCTTTTCTTAGCAACGGAAGATCGCCTCCATCCAGCGGTTCCAGATTGAAGTATCTTCTTACCTCATTCGGTGTCATAATTCCACGATCCACAAATCCAACTAAGTTTAACTTCGTTGACATGGAAGCAAAGGTAAGCGCGCTGGATTCAAATATAATCTTATTTCCGCATCCTCTTTCCCTTCTGGAAAAGAGCTTTCTGGTATATTCGTTGCTCATCTGCATTACAACAGGCTCAATGCAGGCTTCATAGTAAGATATCCACTCATCCTCGTTATAGCTGGACGTTACAATCTTTTTGTTAGTATTGAAAAAAGCATAAATACGTTCTGTCTGTCGATCCGTCTGAGCAGCATTCGGCACATAATCCTTATTGTCCACCTGAATGATCTCTGCCTTGGAATCGACTGCTGCCACGCCCATCCTGTTATTGGAAATGGATAAATAATTATTAGCAAACTCCTGTGCTTTTACTTTTAAATCATCATCGCGAAGGCTTTGTGTGAACTTCAACAGCCACTTAATGACCGCAGAGTTCTTGATTGCATTTACAATCCCCTGATCGATAATTGATACCGTGTTCATCAGCTGAGTTAAGGCCTGTTGCGGTGATTCCCCAAATACGTCATTATCGAAGTAATCATCCCGAAGATGAATAATATCCTCATAGGGAAATTCACTATATTTTCCGTTGATGTAGTAGAATTTCAACATCATCTGACCGGTTGCTTTGTTCAGCTTAAATTCCACGGAAGCGCACGGAATCGGATACAATCCAATCGGTGATCCATAGGGATCACGCAGAATCAAAATAAACGCATTTCCATTGAGAGTAAGCTGGTTAGCTACCTTTTCCTGCATCATTTGACCACTCATCAGTGCATTAGGCTCTTCCAGAAGAAACCGGATAGATACAAGCGGATTTACCTCAATTTTGGTTTCCTTTTCTTTCGTAGTTTCCCGTATATGTTTTGCCAAACACTTACCGATTGCTTTCGTCTTAGGTTTCATGCAGGCTCTTACAATATCCGACTGGTATAATTTTCCATTCCATGAATAGAACCCATTTCCACAGTCCTGAATCATGGTAATTACCGAGGATTTCAGATCACTATTTGAATTTTTACTGTCTGTTTTGTTGAATAGTCCCATCGTATTCCTCACTTAAATCAATGACTCATATTCTTCCAGATTGTCTTCCAGAACCACGTAGGCATCCAGCAGACTGGCCAGTCCGTCAATCCTTCGTGTTCCCTGGTTTCCTTTACATGGTTGAATATTGTCGTTCTTGTCCACATCCACCGAAGTATTGGTAAGACACCACTTCAAAATTGGATTGTCATTATAAACAATTCTTTTTGCTTCCAGATCAGCCCCCAGGGACTTCATCGGAGCAGATAATGTCTTCTTTCCCTGGATCACCGGTACCATTACCGATTTTCCAAAGGACTGTGTCATGGATTCCACAAAATAAGTGGCACTCCATGAGTCATATCCACACTTGAAAAGATAAATATCATAAGTTTCCTGTATTTCCAGAAACCATTCTTCCACATACTTGTAATGAACCTTATTACCCGGACAGGTTCTCAATAATCCCCTGTCTCTCCAGACATCATACGGAATCTTATCTTCCCGTACTCTCTTTTCAAGCAGGTCTTCCGGAAGCCAGTACATCTGCAATACATAAATCTTGTCAGAACCCGGCATTTTGAAAATGACTGTTGCGCAGGTAAGGTCTGTTGTGCTGGATAAGTCGCTGCCCCCGATTCCATATCTTGGTTTCAGCTCCTGTATATCAAAACATTCCCTGTTATCCAGCTGTTCAAATGTAAGCCAGGCTTCCGAAGAAGTTTCCCGTATATTAAACTCCTTACATACAAGATTCTTCACAAGAGCCGGATTCTGCTTTGCTTTCTCTACCTTTGCCCGCAATGCAGATTCATTCTTAATGGTTCCAAGTCCCGGATTTGCCTTTTTCCAGCACTTTTCATCCGTCCATTCCTTCCGGTTATCCAATTCGTAGATCAGTACAAGTAAATGCTCATCATGATAACCATTCGGATCAAAGAATCCATTGACAAGACGTTCTGCCTCGTCATACTTTTGATCGTAAATATCTTCCCTCACGGTTCCGGCCGTGGAAGTGACCAATATCATCGGCTGCTCACGCGCGGTGACACCGTCTGCCATAATGTCATAAAGTGCCCTTCCATTCTTCCACTGGTGGATCTCATCCATGAGACATCCATGAACATTCAGACCATCCATGGTGTCCGAATCAGAAGCTAACGGTTTAAAGGAACCTTCATTGAAGTCTTCTGACGAAAGCTCCGATACTAATGGCTTAATCCGCTTCAGTAAAGACGGACTTTTCTTTACCATTCGCTTTGACTCCTGCCAGATGATCTTGGCCTGATCCCTCTTAGTTGCCACTGCATATATTTCCGGTCCCGGCTCTCCATCTCCAACAAGCAGATAAAGACCTACCCCGGATGCAATCAGAGATTTTCCATTCTTCTTTCCTACAATCAGGACAACTTCTCTGTATTTTCGCAAACCATTTATATCCACAAAGCCAAACGCTGCGGCCAGCATTGCCTTCTCCCACAGTTCCAGGACAACTCTCTTTCCACCCTGTTTTCCCTTGGAATGTCTGCAATAATTTTCAAAGAATTCAATAATATGGTTTGCTCTTTTACTCGAATAAAAGTACTCTCCCGGATGATCCAGATCGTAAATCAGCTTTTTATACTGCAGATATACTTTTCTGCTAACTACCTCTTCCCCGGACTCTATTTTTTTCCAGTAGTTACGAATTGGATTGTAATCATCCGGATATTTCACCCATTTCATTCATCATCCCGCTGCCAGACGAAATCATCAAAGCCGTCATCGTCTGATCCTGTCTTTGGCATGGTCTTAGGCAGGCAGTCCAGTAAAATCTTCATGGCCTGCGTGCTTTTCTGGGACAGCTGCAGATATGTTTGCGCATCCGGGCTCTGCTTCTCTCCCCATTGGTCTTTTCCGTTCTGGTATTCAATGGTTACCCCGTTTTCGATGATCGATTCCCGCAAATCTTCCATCGTAATATTCATGAATGCAATATCATGAATTGTAGAAATTACCAGGTTTTTCTTATTCGGATCAATGTCTTTGAAGATCTTTTTAAGGCGGGTTATTTCGCTCTTGATCCTCTTTTGTTTTTTCAGATAATCCGCATTTTCAGCGGCTTCTTCTACTTCTTTTATCTTCTTCCGGTCTGCCATAACCACACCCCCCTAATGCGCGACCTGTGTTTTAAACGAATCTGGGCTGTCGGTCTTTTCAATTCAAATCACCATAGTCTCTTACGGGGGGAGTCTACGTCCCGCAAGCTGATCGGCTGCCCAGTATCATCAAAGATGCAAAGCGGTTTTACTCTGCCATGCCCTACTCCATGACCTTCATATTGATCATGACACGCCTTGCACACATACATCATGTTCCTATGGTTCAATGCGATCTCCGCATCGTGTATGTTATCTTCTGTCAGCGTGATCTTGTGATGCACTATATAACCCTGCTCCTGGTGGCACTCCATACACACACCTCCATCAATTCTCAATCGTTCCTGAATGAAGGAGTCCCGACACCTTTTCCACGCTTTGGAATTGTAAAATGTTTTTGCAAATTCTTTTGCCATTTTCGCATAATAAAAGGGCTGAACCGAACAGGTTAAGCCCTTCATTCCCTCGTTTTCAATTTATCACACTACCAATATAGCACAGTCAATGACGCGAAATCGTGCCATCTTTATTCTATCTTTCCTATGTACCTTCCAACACGTTCAATCATCCGATACACGATTCTCTTCATCTGTCTCTCTGAATATCCTGTGTTTCCCATTTTCAAGTATGGTATCTTCTTCGCTTTATTGGACCAGAAGCGTGCCTTGATAATTCTCTGTTCCGTCTCTGTCAGAGAATTGTATGCCATCTCCACTCCCTCAACCTCTTTCTTCAGTTGCTTATAGTATTCTGACGTAGCCAGCTTTAATGCCTTTGCTTCCGTACATGACTGCGGCTTAGTATAGTCCTCCTGCATCTCCCCGGCAAATTCCGGCTTACAACTGGCTTCTACGATCTCTCTCGTATAATCCTCCAGCTTTCTCTTGTTTTCCGGATACATCTGAATCACAATCTCAATCGTTCTCCAGATCTTGTTATTCACTCTTGAATACATAACATCCTCCTTCTCATCAAACACTCGCAACGTATTTATTAAAAATGTCTACCGTATGCTGCTTTCCCATGTATGTATAGAATCTTCCGGCTGTACTGCGCTCTTTATGTCCCAGATACTCCCCGGCATCGTGAACGGATCCCCCGCGCCGGATCACGTTCGTTGCGGTGGTCTTTCGGAACAAATGAGGATATACCCTGCGTTCCATACCGGCACGCTCCCGGATCACTCCAATGGAATTTCGGATACTGGCTCTTGCAAGACCTTTGTGAACATCCCCACGATCACAGGTAAATAACGGCTCTGTGCTCCCGAATGATACCTGTTTGCTTTCCACATACTCGGTCAGATACTTCATTGCCACACTGTCAAGACATGCAGTACGATATTTCCGCCCCTTTTCTCCATAGACATTCACTTCCCCGGATCTCCAGTCCACATCACAGACACGTACCTGCTCCGCTTCTCCCACCCGAACCGCTGTTGATCGAAGGAACTCGATTAATGCCCGGTCTCTCGGAGTACGACATCCAGTCTTAAGCTGTTCCATTTCTTCCGGTTCCATATGATCAATCGGCTTCTCGATGATCTTATACGGTTCGATCTCATCACATGGATTTTCTACAATCAGGTGACTCTTGCGCATCCATGTGAAGAAAGCAGACAGACATCTGCGCTGACCGTCAAGTGATACCTCCGTATTATCCTTTCTGATCGAAGCAAGGTAAAGTTCCACATCCATGCTGGTTACTTTTATGAACGGCTTATGGCAAAACTCCGTAAAATGTCTCAAGACATCCCCATACCTCGCAACCGTCTTGGCTGATAGTTTCGGTGCTTTCTTTACCTGAAACAGCTCCCATACATAAGCGTTGCTGTCTTCTATGGTTGCCGGAAGTGTTTCCAACACTACCACCTCGACTGCTGCCAGCTCGCCTGATAAAACTTCGCCGAGAATATCCATAGTCTGGCCGTTAACATGGTTTCTCATTTTTACTAATACGTTGTTTTTTAACTGTTCTTTTGCTGTCATATCGGTTTCCTCCACAATTTCTTGCTTAAGAACTCCGTATGTGCTATACTGTTCTTAAGCATAAAGCGGTAGATGTTACTTTGGTCGGTAGGTCTACCGCTATTTTCTTGTTACAGATCATTGACAAATTTTCCCATCAATGATATTATTGATTCATCCCAAACAAGCTTTCTGTTCTGTGGTTTCGTCCCGACAGGACGCTTTGTTACTTTTCATTCTCAGACAATGAATTGAGTTTATTAATTATCAGATCAATCCTTTCATCTATTTCCAATACCACATCAACCAATGCTTGCATCTGATATAGCTCCATGGTATTAGTCTCTTGTTCTGAGAATCTTCTTAGTATTTCTATCTTTGTTTTATTCATACCGTTTCTCCACTAAATTTCAGTTTATCTTTCAAAGAATGGTTCTAACTCTCTCTCAAATTCTTTCTTTTCAAAAGCTCCGTTTCTTCTTCCAATAAATTTTCAGCTTATAAAGCCATCTGCATTAAATATTATTTCTCCACGTATTACTCTGCCGTTTTTCGTATTCATACCACTTAACTTGCGTAGACACGACATATTATCCAATATCTTGAGATAATCTGCGTTACCTTTCAACAGAAACAAGATTTCTACCCTTGGACATCCTAATGCAAAACTTTTAATCCCTGTATTAACTTTTGCATTAGGAATATTCTTGCTGCAGAACTCCTCTGCCCTTTTATACAACTCGTCCCAATTATAATCTTCTATGCTCATAAAAACTCTCCATTAAACTTTAATCAGTTTCAGTTTAAATCACTTTTCAACTTGGCTTCGGCTTCCGCTCTGGTAAGGAATATCCTTTCGCCAATGTCGCACGGTAAATAGCAACTCTCACCCATATCAGCGTCATTTATAGCATCAATTCTCATAACAGTTCTGTCTTTATGAATCTGCTTGATATATAACTGGATAACGCGCATCATAATAACTGGCTCTTTCGCTCCTTTATTTACTCGATACAAAGTATCTCCTATCTTGCATGGCAACCGCAGGAGCAATCCCTGCTCCTCATCATCTTCGTAGGAAGCAAGTTTTTTATAATATGGCAGATCATCAATGTCTTTAACCGGATGCACATTCCAAGGATAACCCTCGCATTTATCTTTCCAATCTTTTTCTGTCAGTCTCTTCATCTCGGATTCCTCCTAAACTTTAATCTCTTCATTGCTTGTGCAATATTTACACTTTTTACAGGGTTCACAAGGCTCATCATCAATTTCACTTCTTGAAAAACCCATACAAAGACCGTTACCGTCTCGCCCTGGTTCTCCCCATTTTTTTATAATTCCGCAGTTCTCTGGTGTTCTTTTTGACATTATCTGTTACTCCTTTAAACTTTAATTTACTTCCGGTTTTTCACACCGTTCGAATGATACCACCCAAACAAATGGGTTCGCATCCCAACCATAGCGGTCAAGATCGGATTTCTTAATGGTGCTGTTCCAAATTTCTTTGAAATGCTCCAAATTTGGCCATTTATCCACAGCGTAATCAAATGGATAATCTGGCTGTGCTCCTTCTTGCTCGGCGTCTTTATCCGTGATCTTCTGCAACCGCTCCACTCTCACATCCGTAACCTTAAGCCAGATCCGGGCAGCTTCTTTCGGCATGTGGATTGAAGGATGCCAATTACCACGCCATCCTTCCGGTCGCAAATCCCCGTCCACTTTGTAATAATAAACAGAGTGACCGCGCATATGACCGGCTTCATTAACTGGAAGCGCACACCACGTTTCCCGGACATACAGGATATCCCCCAGCTGATACGGTGGCAGACACAACTTACTTATAATCTGTTTATCCTCTACCTCTGGATGCTCCATGTGATAAGGACTATTTAGTATCGCATCAACATTATGTTTTATCACTCTTCTGGTGCAACTCTTTCTCCCATCCAGAATTGCCCGAACCATTTCTGTATTGAATAAAATCGGTAATACTCTCATGTGATCCTCCTTTAATTTACTTCTGGCATATGATCTCCACACCGTATCATGCTTAACGGATACGGGCAGTTGCTACATTCACAATCAGCAGCGCAATCTTCATTCTGACAATGCTTTTTGATAACCTCTACTGCTTTCTGAAAGTCTTCTGGCATATTTTTGTAGTAGTTCTCATACATCGATTTTTCCTCTTTTAATTTACTGCTTCCAGAAGAAACTGCTTTTCTTCCAATCTTTCATAAATCGTCTGACCGGTCTGTGTCTCAATATATGGCAGGAAGATCTCTTCGAACCTCACCATATGAATATCCAGTAATGCCATCTGTGCTTCTACCCAGTCTTTCAGAATACGCCATGCCACACGCTCTGCCTGATCTCTGGTATCTTTGATATTGCTTCGGGGACTATTTTTCTTTTCCCTCTTAAGGACTTCCAGACACTCATCCACTTTTACCGGAAGTCGTACCGGGATCTGCTGCATTCCAGTATCAATCAGAAATGACAGACCGGTGATACTTTCGCCATCGTAATTCTTCATAATGCTTTTGGCTTTATGCTTCATCAGAATATATTCGATTTCTGATACCGTCTTAAAGCTATCAACTGTTGTGGTGTAATTTAATATAGCCATAACTTTCCTCCTTTAATTTAATTTGCTCTCTACTTCACAAGATCTTCTATAAAAAACGAAATCCCTTCCATTTTCCCTGTCTCGATATACTTTCTGGTATCAAAGAAGAAGAGTTTCCCACCCGCATCCGTTGTTACAGCCATGCTCACGTTATTTGATACTAATGTGTTCTTCAAAAGTGACAGTACCGCCGTGATCTCCGTTTTTGTTTCTTCTGCCATTGGTTCACTCCTTTAATTTACTTATGCATCGAAATTGCTTCAGCTATTGCACACAGACCTGCTGCCGTTAAGAAGAAGCTATTATCTGCTCCTAGATCTCCAATCCATAAGATCCCTAATATTACTGCAATAACATACCCCATTATCTCGGTATCCCTTCTATCGTATTTACAATGTTTTTACATCCACACTGTGGACAATCAAACGCTTCATAACTCCTGATCAGGTCTTTAATCACCTTTTTATTCTCTGCCTTTGGTACAAACCGATAATGACATACCTTACATCTGATCTTCCTTACCATCTTCTCGTCCTCCCAGTTCCTTAATCTCCTTAAATAACTCCCTGTAAAATGGTACTTCTATGTCACCATTAAAGTCATCCTCTGCCGTTCTTACCATGTGTTTGGTTTTTAATAAACGCAAACAATCCTCAATGGCATCACGATATCCTTGCTTATATACGTTTGTGGCTATATGATTCTCTTCCATCTCTACACCACCCACCTACAGCTTACGCATTTCTTCTTCAGATACCCGTTCGGAAGGTATTCTGCTTTGCAGCATTCTTTCTCTCCATCTTTCACATAGCAGACACGTTTCTTTCTACTGGTCAGCTGCTTCCATTCCGAAGCCTTACGGTAATTCCGTGGCGCCCGGATGCTCCCCATCATCATGGTGCTTTCTTTCTGCTGCATCTGCGCATAGGTCAGGCCTGCTGCCGCACAGGCTTTGTTATATTCCATCAATTTATTATTCTTCTTTGCCATGATTCTCCTTTCCGGGAAGCTGTGGGGGACAGCTCCCCATATGGTTTTTCCGTGATATGTATACCAAAAGGCTTGTTGTAGCCACTATGGCCTAATTCCACTTACTGTAAGTAAGTTTGGTCTTGTCCCAGTCCGGATACTGTCTTTTCAGATACTCTTCGAACCGATCCAGGAGCTGCTGCCGCATTCCCTTATTCCCATTGTCTAGGATGGAATGATGGTACCGGCACCCAATGGCTCCGTTACGCTCCACACCTAGTCCTAATGCGCTTTTCGGGATAAAATGCATATAATCCTTTACCTGCAGATCAAGCCAGGTAGCTCCCTCTGCCGGTATACCCATATTGCAGAAGATACACTGCCCATGATCCCGTTCTGCAATCTTCTGTTTCTCTTTCTCACTGAACTGGAGCTTCCTGGTGTAGCTATGAGGGTTCTTTTTCGCCATTCTTGACAATCCCCCTTAATTCAAATAACAGGTTATACATTTCCAAGGCTTTTCCATATGCTGCATCGATCTGATCCAGCGTTGGGAGTTCCTTATCCCATTCCCAGATATCCAGTTCCTTATATCCGTTCTGAATTTCTTCCACTTTCAGAAGCGCAGCATCTCTCCAAGCATCACATCCTGCACTTCCCGGCTCCGCTTCCACCTCAATATCCTCATCAGGATCACATACCGGCATTTCATTACCAGGAACTGCAGCTTCCTCCTGATCTTCGCTCTCCTGTTCCATTGGTTCGATCGGTTCTGTGAATTCTTCCGGTATCTCTTCCGGTACTGGTTCTGATGCAGTTTCCGGCTTTGATTCCTGTACCGGTAATTTCTCCGGTTCTTTCTTCTCTTCATGTGGCTTCTCCTTTTTCAGTGGCGGTGTAATCACCCTGGATGGCTTCTTTACCGAGTCTTTATGCGGTTTCTGCGGTTGCACCGGTGCAATTTCTTCTTTTTTTGCCGGGAATGTCTCTCCATAATGTCTTTCCCACCATTTTTCTACCGGTTCCCCGATCGACATATCCGGACAGATCACCTCCGGGATGGCTTCCGTCAGCTGATCCCAGCTGTAATACTCCTTTTCAAGACTTCGCATATTGAGGATCGTAATATCTGTTGTTGCGCCCTTGATCACCATGGCAAGCCTTCCCACACCCTGAATACGTGCCGTGTAGGTAACTTCTCCGCTCGGTGCCAGTGCTTCATAGTATTTCTTCTTCCGTTCTTCCTGATAGCCTTTGATGCTATACAGGACTGCTGCCATATCCGGATAATCATGAATGATCTGATCCAGTGTCTTGCCGAGTAAATTCAACGTTTTCTGGGTTTCCTTCTCCTCTTCCAGCATCACTTCAATGTCAGATACCTTCTGTTCTTCCTTGTATTCGTCCTGAATGGTCTCAATTTCCCTTTTGCTGTAGCTTGCCGGTATCTCTTCCCGGATCTCTTCCGGAAGCGTCAGCATCACTGCCAGCTTGGCATATCCATATCCCTGATACTGTGTCTGCAGCCTGTCCGAATAACCGTTTTCCGCAAAGGTATCATTGATATTGATAAACCGGCTTACCTGGGACTTATCCAGATGGTAAATACTTTCTGCAAACTCATTCACATTCGCATATCCGCTTTCCTTAAGGATATCCGTGTCCCTTGCGATCTTCAGCAGGTACCCGATCCGCACAAAGCTCTCTGCCGCACGGTTCATCTCGGTATCGACTGCTGCCTTATAATCCTGATAAGATGCAAACTGATTGTTTAAGTCCAGTACATCTCCTGTTACATTTTCTATATTTTCCATGATTTCCTCCTACATGGCAGGTAATAATACCTGCTGTTCTGGTTCCTGAACTGCTGCCAGCGTTCCGTTTTTCAGCTTCTCCACGTAATTATCAAGCCATTTCTTCATATTCTTTTCATCCGGTTTCCGATCGTGTGCGCCGTACCACTGCAGGATCCGATTGCTTTCTGCATCAATCTCCACTGTGATATATGGTGCTTCCTGTGTTTTCTTAAAGCGCAGCATCAGGATATAAGTCTCTCCACGATTATGTTTTCCCAGGTAATTGTCACCACCTACGCAATGATGCAGGATCCTTCCTTCACTGACGATCTCCTTCGCGGATCTGGCCGGACGGATCAGATAGGTTTCATCTTCGTAGTAATACCGATTCCGGAGCTTCCGGTATTGTCTACTGATTTCCATAAATCTTATTTCTACCTCTGCAAGACGCTTATCTGCTTCTTTCTTATTCGCTTCCTGCACCATGGCATTATGTGCCTGTTCCAAATTCCTTGGCTGCTGGTATACGGTATTATTCAGGTCATATCCCAATGCATTCCTCATATGCAGATAATCACAATACAGTCCTGCCACTGCCCGGATCCGCTCACCGCTATTTGTACAGCAGCTACCATAGGAACATCCTGCATACTTCTCAATCCGGTTTAACAACTGCTGGATGCTCATATAGTGCGTTGCTTCTTCAATCTGTACTCCGGACAATTTTGCTTCCGTAATATGTTCCACCTGTTCCGCTGTCCAGTTTGCACCCATACGCTTTTCTATTACCATGGTTTTCAGCAGATCTGTGTCCCCTTTCCGTTCGATCAGCTGTTTTACTCTCTCTCTTCGGATTCCCAGGAACTGATCCGGACGGGTTGCATGTACGTTTTCCACAATTCCGTACCGGCAGGCAACAAGGCTTTTCGCCACACCAATCAGATTCATTTTTACCAGCATTTCAATCTGCGGTGTTTCCTGGTACCGTTCCAGATAGTCAATTGGATTATATCTTGATACATTCTGTGCATATTCACGCATGGCACAATACTGGAACATCGTTCCTGCCATGTTTTCATAAGTTTCTGACAGAACCGGGGCTTCATTGATGGCAATATTTGCTATTCCATACAAATTGCAGTCATCCCAGTAATCTTCCCCGCTATACGGATTATGCTTGTGATAATCCGTCTGTACTTTCTTATCCGGTTCAAAGTATGCTCTTGCAATTTCTATCCCGGAAATCTTCTCATAGGCTCCATGCATTTCCGGTCCTTTCTCTCCACTGGTCAGTTCAAGTGCCCATTGCTTCCCTACCTCGATGTACCGCATCACCATTCCGGTCTCCTTGTATTTCTGCCCAAGGAAAAGATGAATCTTCTGGCTGTGTTCACTTCTTACTTTTCCCTGACACTTATACTCTCCACGTGCTCTGCAAAGCTGGCAGTCCCCGGATCGCCCCTCGATCGGTTCATCTATTCTTTTCTCAAACTGTGATTCATAGGACATCCCGGCTTTCCACCGTCCGGATGATACTCCTCCGCACTTACTGCATGTGATATCTGCATAGCTTCCGTGCTTTTTGTAATACAGGTAATGCTTTTCTGAAAAGTAAATCCGGTCGGCGATATCTAGGATCCTGGTTTCCGGAAGCTCCGGTGTGTTTTCCATCCGGTCTTTCAAGGCCTGCTGCCTGCGCTCCCTTTTTCTTTCCTCTGTCTTACGCCTTGCACTGGTTACAATATCATCCTCATGGTAATAGATTTCGTCCCACCATCTTTCGCTGTTCCATGTTCTCTTCTTACACATTGTTTCAATCCGCTCAATGTCTTTCTCCGTAAAAAGAATGTCCTTTTTCACAGCCTCTGAGTAATACCTGCTGCCGTCTTCGGGCTGTGTATGCCATAACAGTCTTGTACTGTCATAATAATGGTCGGTTTCAATCTTCTGTCTGGTCCATTCGTTCTTTTCCGGAAAGTAATTACCGAAGTCCTTTTTCGTCATAACGATTCGTATTACCGGGATTTTTTTCGTACTTTTCGTATTCCGATACACCTCAACAAACAGGTGCCGTTCATGCTCGATGTTCTTAAATGCCGTAACCGTCACATATCTTGCATCCTTCTTCTGTACCACCCTTGGAAGCGTCAGGTATGGAATCTTCTCAATGGCTTTCTTTTTCATCCATGCCACCTACTTTCCCATGTAATACTTCGTAATGACCTTCTTAGCGGTACCCATTCCGGGGATTCCAAGGGTAACCTTACTTGCAGTCACACCCGCTTCCTTCATGATCTCTTTACTGATTGGATACTGGTTCTTAAATCCCCACTTCATCAATGCCGCAATACATCCCTGCAGGCTCTTGCCTTTCTTCCGGATGGCTCTCTGCATCTCTTCCTCTTCTTCCATCTTGATCCGGATGTACTCTACCCAGTCCTCCATGATCTCACACACCTTAAGCTCTTTCATTTCCACTTCCAGCTTGTTCCATGCAGCCGTGTAGGTGTTGGCTAGCTCCGGATAGATTCCATCAATGTAGTCCTGTACATCGTCTTCATCGAAGCCGTTCTCCTTCGCCATTTCCCTAAGTCCTTCCAGATCTCCTTCTTCTAAAAGGCCTGCTGCCGTTTCGTTTATTTCCTCTGCGGAATCAAATTCTCCAAATTTATCAAACATCCTCATTTACCTCCTTCAACAACCTTTTCTGTTCATCACCCCGGACAATAAATCTCTGTCACATCCTGCCATTTCTTTCCTTCATATTCCACGATCGGAGGCCGGAACGTTTTCCGCTCCACAAAGCTCAACTGCTTCTCGGGGAAAGCAACCTCTTCGATCCTTTCCTGTTCCGTATTTCTCTCTTCCGGTTCGGCTAGTCTCTTTTCTGCACGCTTCCAGGCATTGACACAGTTACGTACCGTAATTTTGCTGTAGCCGATGGCCTGTCCGATCTCTTCCGGTGTTTTACCCTGCTCTATCATGTAAAGGATCTGCTCCCTGTAGTCGTTTATGGATACCCTTTCCCAGACGATTCCGTTACTGCTTCCCAGCTTGTATAAGTATCCTCTGCTGTAGCCGGTGGCTTCCACAATATCCTCGATTGGAATGTTGTCACGGAGCATCCGGATTGCTTTTTCTTTGTCTTTCACTCTTCCTCCACCTCCTTCAACAACTCTTTCTGCACCTGCTCCTGCATATACTGCCGGTAGGAATGATCCGTATCCTCTACCGTAACGCAATGATTCCTGATCTGTTCGGTCACCTGCTGCCACAGATCTGCATTCTTTACAGGGGCATTTTTCGCCGTTCTCCATCCGTTCTTTTCCCACATCGGAAGATAGTGATTCTGCATCACTCCCAAAACGTGTCCGCATTGAGTAAATACTCGGACGGAGCACGATTTTGTCAATCTCCCAAATGCACATAATAATAGTTCTAACGTTATCGTATTATTGGTAATATCTTTCTTATGCAGGATCCCGGAGCGCGTAACCGGATTCCCGGTGCTTGTAATGTACTCCAGTAACCACATTCCGGCGATCTCACACCTTGCCGGACGCTGTGTTGTGCTTTCTATGTAAAGGTTCACTTCCAACTTATCCACCTCCCCGCCGTTGCACCGGTGCAATTTTCATTTCGGTGTATCTTAAGTAGCTCATTCCTGTAAAGCGGTTCACTCCGTAGTGGATGCTGGATTTATCCACGTAATACCCGGGAGTGGCTTTGATTTCCCCATCCCGGATCAGCCTGGCAATCGTCCACCTGCGGTATGTCTTCCGCTCCGGTACCGGCTCGATCAGGTTCCGGCTGCAGGAATATGTCCGGAACTGCTTTCGCTCTTCTTCCGGAAATAAGGATAACTGCTTCTCACATTCTTCATCCGGTTCTTTCACGATGTAATCTGCCAGATCTTCATACCCGCCTTCTTCATACATTGGTTGCATGTCGATCTTCTTTCCCCATGCATTCCGGATCAGCAGATCCATGTCTGCTCCCCGAATACGGTTTACAATCATATGGATATGTACACCGCCACGCTTCCCAATCTCCTTCCGTAGAATCCACTTGAACGGTGCCCCTCTTGAACGGTACTCTTTACGGAGTAAATTCAGTGTTTTCTTTAAATCCTTCTTCAGTTCTTTTACGGTCGGCCGGTATCCTCTCGGATATTTCAATGTCACCCAAATACCTTCCTCTTCCGGAAAATTCGCTTTAATCTTCCGTCTTACATGATTACTCCGATTCTGCTGGTTCTGCTTCCGGATCTGCTCCGGTGTGGCTTTCTCCTTTTTCTGTCTCTTCTCTCCCTTTGCTCCATACTTCCCGGCAAACTTGAACTCATATTCTATGCTGGTCGGGAAGGTCCATGTATCTTGCCAGTATGCCATCTACATTCTCCCTAACTTTAATATACTTAGAATGCTAAAAACGGAGGTTAAAACTCCCATTTTTCTTGACATATCCGCCCTGTTTTGCTATACTAAATTCAGTGGTTTAGTATTCGCGTGAGCGGATATGTCAAGGCGTATGAGTTACAGCTCATGCGTCTTTTTTATATTTCTCCCGGATGCGCTGCATCATCTCACGGTTCTCTTTGTACTGGAGCTTCCGTACCTCACTGTCACATCGGATAATCTCTTCCTCCGGAAATCTTCCCTGCTGAATAATTTCCCCACGGTCACCGCGGATCCCAAACAGCTCATCCAGATCCTTTTCCGGTAACTGGAGGAACAGGGCAACCTTGCGCGCCGTGTCTACCACGTTCCTTGCGCGGAACCAGTTCTTTGCGCTCATGCTCTGCCGGAACATGACCGGATATTCTTCAAACAGCTTGTCCCTGATCTCCTTCTCGGTCAGCATAAGATCACCCTTTTCCTTCCGCTCTTCTTATTTACAAGCGTGATGGAATTGTTATCTCTCTCCAGTACACTCCAGTTCTTCCAGTCAAGACCCGCTGCCGCAATCTGCTTCTTCTCTTCCAGTACCGGCTTTCTTGGTTGTTTCATTCTCACCCCTCCGCATCGGTGATAATCTGCACGTAACAGTAATCACCGTACTTTTCTATCCATTCCTTACACCGGTCCAAATCGTCCCGGAATACATCTATGCTTGTCCCTTCCTGGATACTCCCAATGCCGTCCCCATCCCAGTCTATTCCGAAGCCTGTGTCCTTGACTTCGAAATACCCGATAAAATTCATGTCCATGTCATACAGGACAACCAGAGCATTCATCCATTCCTTCTTCGCTGCAACGATGCCTTCACGCACCTCACAGCCGGATGCCGTAATGCTTCCTTCCGGATAGGTATAGACCGTTACCCGCATCTTCCTTACCGGGTACTTCTCCGATGCTTCAGCCGGCAAGCTGTATAGAATCAGCATCAACAGCATCAGCAATACCAGTAACACTGATATAATTCTCTTTCTCATGCCTGTTTTCCCCCTTCCACTGTCTGATATGTTCCCAGATCCGGTCCTTGTCCCGGTTCTTCTGCTCTGCTGATCCTTGAATCAGTCCACTTTCTTCGAAGCTCATATACATAACGCTTTTCCTCCACTACCGTTGTATACATATAGATCGCACTGGCGATTGCCAGCACGCCTGCTGTGATATATAACCGGCTGTCCATTGCTGCAACAGTCAAAAGAAATACCACAAATGCAATGCTCTGTTTGAAACGAATCTTTCTCAATGCTCTCCCTCCAGCTTGTCCTCTCTGGCCAGCTTACGCCGGCTCCTTGGTTTCCTTTTTATCAACCAACTCATATTCAATTTTCACTTCTTCCTGCTGTGCATACAGAGAGATCAACAAATCGTATACTTTGTTTGTAAAAGATTCCTTATCCATTTACAGTCCACCTTTCTCTCCTATTCTTATGCATGACTGGTTGTACACCTTTCCTAAACGTGCCCTCTATGTGGTGCGCAGAGGGG